ATTCTATCTCTTACCTCGCGGTGAAAGACTTCCTTAATCTTAGGAGATGCAGTATGGAATCTCTCCATAATCTGCTTGGCTGAGAACTGTGAGATAGTAAAGTTAATGTGAAACTTGCGGCAATCACTAATAACATTACGCATGAACTCCATCCATTGCATGTTATAGTTGCCGGCATGTCTTACTTTCTTACCAATGAATCTCTCTGGTGAATCTTTCCCTATGATATCAGCGACTGGGTCATATTCATGGGATAGATTAAGCTTACCACTAATCAGTGCTAAGACTGCTGTCCTTCTGTGTATATCAATCTTATCAAAGGCAGCTAAGAGTTCTTCATCTTGGGCGAGTAATGCAACAACTCGTGCTTCAGCTTGAGAGAGGTCAATGTTAACGATGACATATCCCGGATCAGTAACGAGAAAACCTCGAATGTCCTGTCCGATATCTCCATGCTTTGTAAGAGTTTTGAAAGCGAATCCAATTTTGCAAGGTCTAGTGGGTGGGTCGAGAATACTGTCTGAACTTCTTCCCGTTTCTGTACCAACAATTCTAATTTGGGTTCGCATTCTTCCATCAAAGTCTGGCATTGCGTAGAGATATGTTGATAGAGTCTTGTTAACTCTGCGTAGTGTGAGGATATTCTGTAGTACGCTTCTGTATGATTCACTTCTAACATCCTTTAGTATGCGAGAGATAACCTTCTCATCAGTTCCGTGGTCCCTATCGACTGGTTTGATTTGCATCTGTTCATATATTAGTTCCTTCACCTGCTTGGGTGAGTTATAATTAATGAACCTACCAGTTGCCGATTCTAATTGTGACTCTAGGTGGCTGGACCAAGTTTGATACTTGGCAATCAAGTAATCCCTTACCCCATTGTCTACTGCAAATCCTACCTTCTCCATATCAAAGTAAAGTGAATGGAGTCTGGTAATATAATTGTAGTAAAATGCCTTGAGGTCTGTGTGGTATGTATCCGAAAGTATTTCCAACTCTCGTTCTTGCACCCTATCAACTTCGCAATCGACTGCGGAATCCTTAGCATTATAAAGATACCACCTATCAATATCATGCTTACCAAAAACAAACTCTTTTCCCTCATCCTTATAGTAAGGCTCCCGTGTCCATATTGAAGCGAGAAAGGCCAAGCCAACATAAGGAATCTCTGGGTTAATAGTGTGTGCCTTTAGACTGGTATCACTCTTAAGTCCTAAGAACTGAAACCCTAACATCTCCATCTTAGCTTGGTCAAACTTAAAGTTCTGTCCAGCTACTTGTTTGTTTCTAAATAGCCAGTCTAACTTTTGCCAGATGAAGGCAAGGTCGGTGGTGGGGATTGAGGAGAGTTCATATCGTCCAACTCTTGAAAAAAGTGGGATTGAGATAGCTTCGTATTCGTTGAAAGCAAGACTAATACATCCAGGTACTGTGCATTCAATTGTTTCAATGTCTGCAAATACCCTGTCCGCTGACTTGAATTGCCTGTCAATAAATCTTGATACGTCAACACTATTTCTTGCAATAGTGAGTGACCTTTGAGGTAGTTGGCAGCCCATTGCCTGCGATTCTTGGATTGCTCTTTTGATGTCATTAGCCATTACCCATTTCCAGACATAGGAGAACATCCCCTTTGTCTCATCATAGTCCCCTGACTCATCTGTTGCTCTGATTAGGTGGCCGGGAGATATGGTTGGAATTACTTTAGCATCAGTTACTTGGGAGGGGAGTATCGATCCTCTATATGGAAGAAACTTTTTCAATCCAGTTATGACTTCAAATGCCAATGGCCCAACCGTAAGGATACAGTTAGGCTTGATACCGATAATCTCTCTATACAGTCTTTCCTTTTCTTCTTCTAAGGAACAGACTGATTCGATTTGTTTAATGTCGTAGAACGGTGGCTTATATCTACATACGTAAGTTAGCCAGCAATCTGTTCGCCAGTTGGAGTAACCTACTTCTGTGAATACTCTATCAAGAAACTCCCCGCTACTTCCCATGAAAGGTTTTGATTCCTTATCAGATGAAGCATCGGGGAAGTCTCCAAGTATTAGTAACTTTGCGTAGCCATTACCTTGTCCACTCACTTGGTTCGGCATTATTCCTCACATGGTGTTTCCCTTATAGTAACCTTGTCAAGTATCGTTCTTCTTAACTTCTCTTTAATTTCGTCTCTTTCCCTACGTAACTCCTCGTGTGAGTCACATAAGATATTAGTCCAGCTAGCGTTGTTGCCCTTTCTAATATCTTGTATCTCTGCGGGGGAAAGGATCATATCTAATCCGTTTTCTCAGCGTAGATTCTTTCTACGATGGCTATTTGCTTATCGCTTAGGGTGCCCTTTCTTTCTAGCTGTTCACTGACGCTATTAAGAAACTCATTCTCCCAGGCGGTGATACCTTTACCATCTTCTTGACAGGTTTTAATCCACTTACGGACTGTCTCCATTTCGTATGGCATCTTCTCTATCCTTATCTATTGCTTCCTTAAGAAGCATCTGATCCTTTTGGAATGCCTCACCTAAATACATTCCCCAAGTGGACATTAATACTACTCTACACAAGGCAATGACAACCGACCATTGCCACTTAGTCATTACTCCAGCCCCCAACAGTATCCATTGGGACTAATCACATAAACTTCCTTCTCATTCTGGATAGCATAGCGAATCGTTTTCCATGCCGGGCTATCCTCGTATTCATTGAACGTCTGAGGAATACCAATAACAATAGTAGCGTCATCAATCATCCTCTTGTTACGTTCCCTTAGTGGCAGGGAGTGATTGATAATCTCTGCTCCATTGAATCGTTCTGTCCCACCATTAACACCTGAGTGTGGACTAACTTCCACCTTAAATCCCTGTGCCAGTAATGCTAGAAAGATATCATAGTCTGCATCATCACCACCAATAACGAAAGGATTAATCTCCTTATTAAAGGTAGGTAGCAGGCGACGGAATCCCTCTAGCTGCTTCTTAGTAATATCAAAGCGGCTGGTAATAGTAGAGACTTTAGCAATCTTAGTTTCTGTAGCCATGAATCCTCTTTTGTTTCTCTTTTAGAAAGCTGTATGCCTGGTTCCTATTATGGAACTTCTCCATCTCAGGATATACTCTCAGTCCTCTGACTAGAACTAGCGTTACTCCCACCCAGGTCTTAGTTCTATTCAGCATTGTAGCCAAGTCTCGTATTGAGACTTTCTTTTTCATTTCATCTAGCTGGTCTAGGACAGATGACATTGCTTGCACCTCATCCAGCCAGTCTCTATAACTCTTTAGTTCTCTAATAGTAGATAGCAGTTTCTCCTCTCCGGTTCGGTCCATTGGTTTCCTCACACTGTAATCTGTCGTATGTAATCCCAGACACCAAAGACCTTGAGTAACCAGAGAACTACAGCAACACCTACTACAATGTTAATAAGCTGGAGCATGAATGGTGCAATGTATCCTGGTCCATACTTATTGACTAACATTAGAAGGACACCAACAACTATCAGAACTAGAACAACTGTTAGTAGAGGCATTATCTTTCTCCTGTTAAGTGGGGCCAAAGGGAATCGAACCCTTACGTTCCGAAGAACTCAAGATTTTAAGTCTTGTGCGTCTGCCAGTTCCGCCACAGCCCCATCCAGTTTATTCAAAAGCGGTAGTTCTTTTGAATAGGAGAACTACCAAGAACCTATCTACCCTACTACTCGTTAGTAGGCAATGCCGCGTAGTCGTCGATCTGATTTACGGGCTTGTTGTTGTAGACTCCACGCACCCAATGTGCCAGAAACTTCTTACCAATCATGGAACCCTTAGACAGTCGCACTGAATAAGAGCCATCTTCATTGGCGGGGAATCCACAGGCATTGAGAAGTGGTGCCATCATAACAGGCATCTTCTCGCTGAAGTAGATAAAGGGATTCTCAAGTCCCTTGTACTCTCCAGCAAACACCTTGATAGTAAGATGGACGTTCTTACTATCTCCCTTCTTAGCATCTTCCACTTCAAAATCTACAATCTCAGTGGGCAGCCAAGACGGTGCATCAACAAGACGGTTCTTGCTGATATCTTCTTGCGAGATTCCCCAGACGATCGTATCTTCAGACATGTTACTTCTCCTTTATCCCTACTGTTAACAGTGGGATTTCTTACACTTATCCCTGTCCCCGTTATTGGGTGACTAGAGATAACCTTGTCTTTCTAAATAGGGGTGAGTTTGTTAACGTGTAACCCACAGCCCGCAAAATCACGACTCAATAACATAACGACTAGAGTTAATAGCCGGCCTAGGAGAAAGTTTAGGGTCTTTATCCCGGCGAGTTAGACCCCTTGTATCCCTAATGAATTAGAGATACTCCTTAACACAATCATACAGAGACTTGTTAGTAATGTCAATCTCTGCTGGCATTCCTTTGATAGCTGTCTTAGCTTCAAAGTAATCCTCGCATGGCTGTGTGTAAACTGTTCGCTTGATTACTTCCTTACCCTGGTTGTCTGTCTCTACCTTGTAATCAAAGTACCAGACTTCATCAAAGTAAGTAGGAATGATTGACTCAATCTTAGGACCGAACGTAGTGATTGAGGTGTAGTTGGTTGTTTTCTTTTTGTCAATCTTCATCCGTTGAACTGGATGGGCAGTAACAAATAGATTACATTTGAGTGAGCGCAATGTCTCTAACAGTGTAGAGATAATCATTGCCTCTCCATTAAACTCATCCCATGATGGAACTGCAATGCCGCCTGATGTAATCTTGATACCTTTATCTTCATCAGTCTTGGCCTTACCAAACCAATTCTGAAAGGAACCTTTAGCTTTCATCTGCATTATTACAGTGGTAGTGGAGAGACTGGTAATGCCATCGAGGATAATGTTCTGGTAAGGATTAAACTTACAGATGTTATCAATCGTTGGCTTGAAGGTAGTCCAGAAATTATCTGGGTTAGCTTCTTCTACTACGAAGTCTCCTGCTGCTACTCTATCTGGATACCAATCAATAATAGGACGATGCCTACCATCGAAGTCTAAGTCTATTGTCTTACCAGGCCAGCTAGCTGCACCAATTGTTTTGCCACGGCCAGTTGGTCCAACAAGTAAAGCCCTTACAAAACGCTCGTAGTTCTTTGAGTTCAGATTAACTGCCACTTTGTACCTATCCCTTTGGAAGAATAGAAGCCATCAACTCATCAATAGTTTGTGTAGCTTTCTTCTTTCTCTCTGGTGACTTAGTACACTCAACACAATGTGGTTTAACTACTGTCCTTTCACCATGTTTAAGTCTACTGAGTTTCATAATGAATGGTTCACCACACCTATTACACTCTGCTGCCTTACCCTCTACTAATTCAATCCTGATGTGGTGTGAACAGTCTTGTTTAGTGCAGACATAAACAAGATAAGGTGGAACATCTTTCTTTCTAGCTAGGTCCCTCAGTTTGTATCTATGTAGATGTTTGTTAGCCATTAGTCTCAGCCACTTCTTCCTTATGCGGCGACCACCTATCACCGATATGGAACTCATTCTGAATCTTCATTGCTTGAATCTCAGGATTCTCAGAGTTACAAATGCTATGGTACTTACATTTGATACACTGAGTAATACCCAATGGTGCAACTTTTAGATGGGATTGCGGCCAGATGTTATTCTGAATCTGGTAGTCTAGAATCTTAGCCCATTGTACTGTGTTCTTAATCCACTGTTCCTTTACACCAGCACCAATGTATAAAGGAACCCTACGAAACTTCTTCTCTGGTTCGTAAGACTTCTGTAGTCCAACCTCATTAACATAAACAAGGTTGAGTCCTGTCCTTACTGCATAGCCAATCAACTGGTTGTCTAGTGGAGAGTAGTCAGCTTTCATTGCTCTCCATTTGTGGTCCATTATTACCTTACCAATGGATGGCATCTCACAAAACAAATCAATCTTACCTTCGTAGACTACAATCAGGTCATCATCCTCATAGATAACAAAGGAGAAAGACTCCTCTACTTCTAGTGGTTTGATTCCATCATGCTTATAGAACTGAGCATACTCATGGAATGAACGGACAACCCACTCAGCAGTCTGCAAGTCTAAGTTTAATGTCTGATAATGTTCCCTACCTACCTCAGTAGCAAACTTAACAGCATCATCCCAAGAAGTACCCTTCTGAATTAGCCTGTAGTATCTCTCAAGAATTGTATGACCTAAATCTCCTCGTTCAATAGGAGCCGGCGTTTCATTTGGTCGCCAGTTCTTAATGAAGTTCAAGTAAGTAAAAAATCCGCATTTCTGGACTGCATCAAGTATCTGACTATCGATAGGTAATATTCTCTTATCTTGCATTAGCTTTACTCCTATGCCTTCTCATGTATAAACTGTGGCAAGACTTACAATACCTCACTCCTCTATATAATCTAGTGTTCTCTGGTGTGTACTCATGCCCTCTACCACACTTAGTTCTATTTGCTACGTAATGGGTTCCTGCTTTTACTGTATCAAAAGAGTTGCTAGATTTATTACCAGCATATAGATGTCTCTTGTTAATACACCTTGGATTGTTACAGGTGTGACAGGCCAGTCTCTCATCATCAAGACTAACTAACCTGCCATCAAGTAATAGCACCAATCTAGTAACAAGAATAGACCTCTTGTAAGTATGTAGATAAGGATAGCCAGCACCATTCAGTGTCCCATTCCATACGATGCATTCGTCGGTATCTAAATCGTATGGTTTCAGGAGTATCTTTATTGGTTCAATCAGGAGCATATCTATCTGAACTATTATACCACACCCGACCCCTGCTTGTCAAGGGCTAAGTCTCATTGTGTAATTTCTGTGTAATTAATTCTAAGTAGAATCAATTACATTTAATTGTTTGATTCAAAGTCTGTCCTCTGTAGGTGACAGCTTTATAGATTGGTTTACCGGGCGGATTAGACTGGTCTAGGATGCTCACTAGAATCCTATTGGGCTGGCCTGGGTTAGGCAGGGACGACGATCGCCTATACGGTAGGATACAGAGTCGTCTTACCCTTATCGTCGTTCTACGGGGCGCTTATAGGGTGGAAAGTTCCCCCTTATTGCAGTCCTAAGAGTGTCCCAAATCTAATTAGATGTTTGAATCTTTATTAGTAGAAACAAAAAGAGCCGGATGAACTTAATCACCCGGCCCTTCTTGTGTGTGTAGTTCCTGTCTATTTAATTAGACAGCAGCAGCGGCAACTGCATCGGACGACTTGGCCTCAGCAGCAGCCTTAAGCTTAGCCTGGTTCTTAATCCAAGCTGCCTTAAGGAAGTTAGCTGCATCTTCCAATTCGCTACCGTTCTTAACGATGTTACGAACAGTGCGCTTGAAAGCATCACGCTGCTTCTCATCCATTGACAAGTCAGCAATGTAAGCATCGAGTTCATCCTTACCAGCCTCGATTGAATACTGCCGCTCATTGAATCCTTCAACGAAACAGTCAAGCAAATCCTGTTCGTTGTTATCAACGAGTGCCAATGCCTGATCAATCTCCTTCAGAACTCCATCGGAATAGAACTTCCGAACAGTCTCCTGAATAGTAATCAGCTTACCTTCAGCGTCCTTACCAAGTGATTCACGCTTCTGATTCCCATACTCATCGAGTACAGGCTTACCATCCGCATCAACCATCGGCTTGGTTTCGCGTTCAATAACAACGTCCTTGAATGCGCCAACTGCCTTGAATGTAATAGCCCGCGAATTAGCACCGCGAGTATTACGGGTCAATTCAACCATCGGAATCTCAACCGTTTCCTGTTCGTTCGTAACTGGAGTCATCTGTCTTTACCTCTTTAGTGATTAGGCTTAACTGCCTAAGCTCACATTCTTACCGGACCATCGGGCACCTTGCCCTGCGGCCAGTGTATCACACATTTTCTTGCCTGTCAACAACAATCTGCACTGTCCTCGAAACTTTTTTGTCCAGTCTTTTGGACAGTGCAGTCTAGACTATAACATATTAATCTATATGTTCTCCAATGATTCTAATACGTCCGCCAAATCGTCGAGTTCTGGCTGGCTAACTAAGTCATCCAACCAGTATTCATCTTGTGGACAAAGCTTACAGTGTTCCTTGTCCAGTATATCAAAGTCCTCAAACTTAATTACCCTAGCAGTCTGAGTCCTGTATTCGATTGAGTTAACTTCACCCTTATAAAGAGTGAGTCCCAAATACTTATGGTGATTGCATGGAAACAGTAAAGCTACTGCGTGTCCCAGTCTAGGATTCTTCCTAGAACGATGGACATTTATTTCAATCACCTTAGGTGTGGGCTGTTTCACTTCAACTCCTTTCCTAATAGTTCGGTTACTTCTAATAGTAACTCGTTTGCCCTGTCTACTAATGAGCCAGCCTGACTAGTAGACTCTATAACAATCTGCTTAACTCCCTCATCAGGGGTAAGCTCAGAGATAGTAAGCATAGCTTGGTTGTGTATCCTAGCTACGTCACTATAGATTACAGCAACTTCGATTAGCTTAGCTCTAATCTCATTCATCGTGTGCTGCTTTGGTCTTGTAATCCTTTGGTGCAGTCATTCTCTCTAGTGCCTTGGAGAATACTTCAATCCTTAGATTGTAATACTCTCTCATCTTCTTAGAGAACCTAAGCTGAATGTCCACATCATGGAAGGATAATCCCATGATGTGGTTGTGCATCAGCTTCTTGTATCTTTCTTTCTCTTGCTCAGTGAGTTCTTCTTGTTCCATTAGAACCCTCGCTTGGTTTTCTTACGCCCCTTGAGTTTGATTGCATCGTATAGTGCAACCAACAAAGACTCCTCATCCCATTCAACTGATTGCCCATCCATTGTTTCTTTCATTGCCCGTCGCTTTACTTCTACAATCTCAGTAAAGTATTCGTCAATGGTTCCACTTGCAATTGGATAGGTAGCGTTAACGAATGATCGTTTCTGTCCGATGCGAATTAGTCTTGACTCCGCTTGTTCCTCATTGGCTGGGTTCCATTGCCTTTCGGCAATGATACAATCGTTACAAACTTCTTGCAATCTATCGACGCCCTCGCCCATTGCTAAGGTGCTACCGATAATGAAAGGAGAACTACCTTCACCGCCTTTAATGAACTGGGTAATCAATGCGTGTCGTTCATGCTGATTCAATCCCGAATGATACATGTGCGGGATTTCATAGCCACCGTCTTTACACCACTGACCAAGCAGAACTCCAATAGAGTTCATTACATCCTGGTGGTGAGCAAAGATTACTAGCTTGGCAGAAGGATTCTCCAACAGATATTCAATTGCTAGGTCGGCTGTTGGCTGAATCTTATTCAACCCTACTAGGTGTCGCATCACTGAGAGTCTACCAATCATTTCAACAGGAGACTTCTTTCTAGTAGTATCTTCCATCTCCCTAATGAACTTGGCTTCTTCTCTTTCGTATGCTTCCTTGAGCTTATCACTCTCGAAGTCTACGTGGTAGAAGATTCGATTGGCTTTAGTAACTCGCAATCCAATCTCATCCCTCACTTGCTCTCTAGTCCTACGGATAATCATGTCCTTGGTGTACTCCGCAAACCTTTCCGGGTTCCAAAGGCCAGTGTATTTCTCGTAGCCATTGATCTTTTCTACCTTAACCCACCGTTGCAAGTAGCCCTGCTTAGTGGGAAACTTATCTGGATTGAGGAGATTAAGAATTGTAAAGTACTCGCCGGCATTGTTCTTAATTGGTGTGCCAGAGAGTGCAATTACATTCTTACCCTTAGCAATCCTCTTGACTTCCTCTGTCCGTTGGCTATCACCTTTAATAGCCTGGACTTCATCCATGATTACTGTCTTGAATGGGAAGTCATAGAAAGGATTCTCTTTCTTCGTTGATTCAATCTCATGTCCCCACTGTGATACCAACTTAATGGGTGTGGACTTAGTGAACCTACGAATGATATCATAGGATGCAATGTAAACATTGAATCCAAGAACTGGCGGTGTCTTTCCATCCTCAATAATCTGAGGAAGTAAATCAAATCCACCCCAATTAAGAAGCTGAACCAGCCATTGCATCTTAATAGATGACTTGGCAAAGATTAGAACAGGAAAGAACAACTCTGGACAGTGCTTCATTGCATAATGAATAACACCGATTGCCTGAATTGTCTTACCCAATCCTTGCTCATCTGCAATCAAACATTTGAAAGCATGTTCAACTGCAAACTGTATCCCTTCCTTTTGAAAAGGATAGGGAGTATCCATTGTCTTAAGATTATGGAACTCATCTGGGTCAATGGCAGCCTTAGTCTTAACAAGAGTATCAGCTTTGATATCTTCTACAATAGCTGCTACTTTTTGTTCAGCCTCTACCTCAGTAAGACTAACTGAGATTAAATGTCTACACTCTAGCCGAACCAACCTGCCAATAACGGCAATGACTTTCTTTTGTTCATTGCACTTAGGACATTTACGTGTCCTAGTATTGGCACTTGGTAGTCTAGATGCTTCCGCCATTCTTCTTCTCCTTTGCTAGTCGCATCTTCTCTTTCAAAGCATTAGCCTTCTCTTTAATCTCATCGGCTGTTGCTTTCGGTTTGATTTCAGACGGTGCCATTAGAATATCCATTGAGGATTTCTTTTCCTCTACTGGCTTAGGTTCCTTTGGCTTAGTCTTAAGTTCCCGCATTGCTTCCTTGACATTGATACCAAAGAACTCTTGTGCCAAGTCTTGCTTGGGTTTCTTTTCCTTTGGTATCTTACGCGGGTCACCATCCCAGTCTACTTTAATACCTGGGTTAGTGATTAGCTTATCGCGTTCTTTCTTTAGCCACGTTGGGATTCTCTTACGACCAGTAATCTCATCAAACCTATCGTGAAGAATCTTCCATTCCCTAGCAGCAAAGAACTCTATCTTAGATATCTCTAAGATTCTTGCCTCTATTTCTTCAGTCGTTTGCATTGCTTGGATGGTATTCATCTTGTCTTTCAACCAGACTTCATACACATCTTTGTCAATGTCGTAACTGCTCATTGATTCTCCTCTCTCTATCAGCCAACTAAGCCTCTGACATTTAACTCCACAGAATATGTAGTGTATGTCATCTAGCTCCGTATTGCAGAATCTACATTGATTCAAAGTAAACTCCAGACTGCTCTCTATTCCTATGTTAGGAAACAGAATAGAGAACAGGTGCAATCTACTTGCTTTTGAGGCAGCCTAATTTATTCTTTCATCTTTAGGAACCGGCTCAACGAGGATGTAATCTTTCTCCTCATAGTTGACTGGCGTAGTAGAGATATTAAAATCCTCAGCTACATCTAGTTCAACTATAACATACTCTGTTGCTTCAGCCAGAGTCTTGAACTTAAGGAGAATGTCTGGTTCTTCTGTTCGTTCGATGTTCAAGTATACCATTTACTTCTTTGCTCCTTTGAATACTACTGTCCCCTTGACTACTACATCTTTCATGAACTGCTTCTTAGTCTTAGCTCCCTTAAGCATGTTCAACTTCTTGAACTCAATGATATAGGGTTTAATCTTTTCTTTCTTGGCCCATGCCTTACCTTGAGCAGTCTTACCAAGACCCATCTCTGTCATCTTATCTACGTGCTTCTCTTGTTCTTCCTTCTTGACAGCAGGTATCTTATAAGCTGGACGCTTAAGACCAAAGTAATCAATGATTAGCTGCTCCAATACCCATGACACTGACTTCTTTTCTTTTCGTGCAATGGCATAGAGTCCTTCTTTTACCTCAGGTGGTAAGCCGCCTGTGTAATTCTCTCTGCATTCCTTATCCAGTAGGCGGGGTGCAATCTGTTTGCGGTAATACTTGTATCTCACTTTGCCTTCCTTTACTTATCACTTCAGTATGCATCGTGATAGTGAGGTTTGAACTGTAGGTTATACTGTGGATATATCTTCTTAATCATATCCTTTGCAGCATTCCTAGTTGGTGCCCTTAGTTCTCTATGAACATAGGTTAAATCTTTAGACTCGAACTTGTAATGGAAAAGTGGTTGTCCAATTCCCCAAAAACTACCATACTTATCGTATCCACTCTTGTTGATACGAATCTTGTGGAGTGTTACGTTGATGACTTCTCTTTCATCATCCATTAGTAGCTCCTAATGAGTTGAAATCTTCTCGATGTATCTTTCAGCACACTTACGTGAACAGAAGGACAATTCCTTACAGCCCTTGTCAACACCAAGGTTCTTCTTGCACGTTGCACAAATAACATTCATATCTTAGACCCTTTAATCTCTTTCTCGATTAGGTCTAGTGCCAACTCTAACTCTGGGTCTTTGTTATCTTTGGCATTAGACCAAGTAATAAGAATCTGTTTGGCTTTCTCTAGCTGGTCAGAGGTAGCAACATTGATAAATCCAACCATGTAATGATTGGCTCTAGCAATGGCAAGGAAAGCTGTTGCTATGTTCTTCTCTTTCATTGTGTAGCCTTCTCTTTCATAGCTTCACCTTATTGACACCTTCAATTACTACAGAGATTCCAAGAACTGAAAGTAATGCAACTGCTGCCATACCAATCAGTGTAAACACTATCATATTACTCTCCCTTCTATCCGCTCTTATTACTTAACAACCAAGTGAATCTGTTGTCTTACCCTAAGCTCAGCACCAACTGGTCCTTTAACAAAGCTATCAACAAAGATTAGCTTGTGTGTCTGGGACTTAGGATACCATTGTCTACGAAAGAATCCCCTAACAATCCATCTGAATTTGTATTCTCTAGTTCCGATAGAGTTGCTGGATTCAGTTCTCCGGAGGCGGATAATGTTAATGTCTGTGTATTTGTGAGTAGCTCTCTTGCGAAAGCCTCTACTAACAGGGACAGAATCATTAACAATTATCTTAGAGCTTCTCCAAGAACATATAGCCAAGTAATACTTGATTAGCTTGGTATAGTTCCTTTGAGTCTTATCTCTACCAAGAGTGTGGTGCTGCTTGTCATCGGCAACATATCTGCCTTCAAATATATCACCAATCTTAGAATCAAATCCAGTTGCCAAGCATCCATTAATCTTATCGGAAGATTCAAATGCTAGGAACGTGATTGTTTCATCCTTAGGATTGACAAGCACTAGAAGGAAATGAACTCTCTTAGTTAAGGTTCCTTCTATTTCAATAGGAGTCTCAAGGAATATAAACTCACTTCCACCTAGCTTAACTTCATTGAGTCTTACGTCTGGTTCAATGCTATCAATTGAGCTATTGCAAATCTCAATGATATCATTAGACACGTAAGTTGTCGTTACTAAGGGAAGTGTTTCATTATCCAGCCGACTGAGTAGGAAAGATAAAGCTTTTCGTTCCTTAGTCGACTGGAAGTTCTTCTTGATAGAGTCTATAAATCCTAGAGTCCTCTCTCTTTCACTTGCTATTAGGTCTAGGTTCATCTTACTCCTTTGAAGTATATTCACTTCCTAGAATCCTGTAACCTTATTTCAGCATTAGCCTTTTCAGTGGCAGGATATTAATATCCTCTGTCAGCTTATTCGTGTTACAGGATTCTAGGAAAGGAATAACCTTTCCCTCTTGCACTAGGAACTCTCAACCTTCTTAGCAAGTCTACGTGCTTTCCTAGACTTACCATTAGCAGCTCGTTCCTTACAAATCTTACCCCAACCAGTGAGACGTGTCTTAGCCTTAGTCTCATGGTCGTATTGAGCACACTGTGAAAGAGTCATCTGTTTATCCATTGCTCTCCTCTGGAATGTAGTTACGAACGGACTTGGCATATTGCTTAACTTCAAAATGACAGTTAAGCATATGATGTTCAGTGATTCTCTTAAGCCACTTCTTTTCAGGGACGTAAAAGACATTGGTTCTAAGACCAATGAGTTTGGGTAGAAGCTTAATTACATCGTCGTAATTAATCTCACTCAACTTAGCATAGAGTCTAAGTCTAGCTTCTACTTCATTGATACGTTGTGGAGTCCAATCACCAATGTCTATTACCATTGTGGAAAAGATAGCAGATTCCACTGTAGTGTTATGGGCTGCTACTTCTTCCTTAGTGATTGGGCACCTAGTGTAATCGTAGGTTAGTGCCATATCTCCTTCTTACAAAGACTCCAGTGTAATTACATCCGTCAGAGTGTATCCCCAACAGATAAGGGGATATTGGGCGGGAGTAGCTTTGACATAGATAGTTACGCTACCCCTTTCCCTGTTTACTTGCATCTTAAGAACATCACTGTAACGCGATGCCTTAATAATCAAGTCTTTCGTTTGCTGGACTACATAGAGTGTCAATAGTCCTCCT